ATCCTCTTCCTCATGGGCGGTGGCAACTTCGGCTACGGCAACAATGGGTACAGGGGCGACTACGTCACCCAGGCTCAGTTTGCGGACGGTCTTAGTAACCAGTCGATGCAGGCTCAGTTGCAGCAGATTGCTCTGTCTTCTGCGAACAACAATTATGAGACTGCTCAGTTGCTGAACCAGCAGACGAATCTCTTCTTACAGCAGAACAACTCCAATCAGATCAATGCTATTCAGGGCTTCAACGCTGTGAATCAGGCGATTGCTGATCTTGGGTATCATCTGGATAAGTGCTGCTGCGAGATCAAGACTCAGATGCTGCAGGATAAGCTCGAGTCTACTCAGAGCGATCTGTTTGCTGCTCGGACTGACATTTCTAATGCCAATCAGAGTCAGTATCTGCTTGGTCAGCTTGGTCGGTTTGTTGCTTGGACGCCCTCTGGTAGTCAGGCTGCTCCCACCGGCGCGTAAGTAACTAAACGCTAGGAGAGCTGGGTTTTTTATCTGGCTCTCCTAGCATCCGTTTAATTTAGGGAGAATGAAACTTTATGAATGCCGAATGGTTTAAAGATCATATTTGCGAAGAATTAGACGGCGCAGAGGAGTACATTAGGTATGCTATCGAGATCAAACCGATGAATGCGGATTGGTCTAAAGATCTTGTGGCGATGAGCGCGGCTGAACTTGATCACGCCGGTAAGCTTTGGAAGATGTTCGACCAGTATTATAAAATCCTCGGTGGAGCGTATAAGATGATCCCGGAATACATTTCTGAGGATTATCGTTGCATTGCAGACAAGTACAACAAGAGAGTTAACGATATTAAGTATATGCATGAGATGTACTCCAAGTAATACTAAATTGGAGAAGTCAAAAATGGAATACGAATTATATCATCACGGTATTCTAGGCATGAAATGGGGGATTCGCCGTTATCAGAATCCAGACGGGTCCCTTACTCCGGCTGGTCGTAGGCGTCTTCAGAGTAGTGCTCAGAAGGTAACGGAAGCTAAGCGGGAATATGACCGTGCAGGCTTCATGAAAAAGCGGAAGGCTAGGGAGAAATACGACAAAGAGCTGAGTCGTTACGAAAAGTTCTCTTCTAAACTAGAATACGGGAAAATGTCCGATCAAGAAATTCTTGAAAAAAGTAAGAATTTCATGGCCGATCAGAAAGTTACCGCCGTTGTGACCAGTAAAAATGTGGACGCCGGAGAACGCAGTCTCGAAGATAAGATTCGTCTTTATTCTACGGTTGTTTCTGCTGCTACAAGTACTGTTAGTTTACTTAATACGGCAAGACAGGCTTACACTGGCTATAAAGTTAGCAAACAAGAAGCAGCTCTTAAGCTTCGTAATCAAGCTCTCACCGAGCAAAAAGAGAAGCGAGATCTAAATTTCCGAGAACGCGAAATGCGCATCAAGGAGAATGCCGATCGCAGAGCCGAAACAGAATTAAGGGATAGGCGTTGGAAAGAGCGGGAAAAGCTTAAATAAGGAGTTTTCATGTCATTATCTAATACGGCGACGCCGATCTACTACGGTCAATTTCGCGACGCCGTACTGAGAGGCGACATACCTGTTTGCCAAACCATCGAAATGGAGATGAATCGGATAAACGCTCTCATTGCGGATCCGAACATCTACTATGATGACGAAGCGATTAATGGTTTCATAGCTTTTTGCGAAACCGAGTTGACGCTTACTGATGGCTCGCCTGTACATCTGCTAGACACGTTTAAACTGTGGGCTGAGCAGGTTTTCGGATGGTATTACTTTGTTGAAAGAACAGTCTTTGTCCCGAATAAAGACGGCTATGGCGGAAAGTATGTTCAGAAGACGATAAAGAAGCGTCTGGTGAATAAGCAGTATCTCATTATTCCTCGAGGTGCCGCAAAAACCATGTACGCTTCTTTCATTCAGAACTACGAGCTGAACGTCAACACCAGAACGACAAGTCAGATAACTACCGCTCCGACTATGCGTCAGGCGGACGAGGTTCTCTCTCCTATTCGCACAGCTATTGTTAGGGCTAGGGGACCTTTGTATCAGTTTCTGACTGAAGGCTCGATCAATAATACTACCGGATCGAAAGCAGACCGCGTAAAGTTGGCGTCAACAAAACTTGGTATCCAGAATTTTTTGACTGGCTCTATTCTTGAGATCAAGCCAATGTCGATCAATAAGCTTCAGGGCGCTCGATGCAGTTTAGCTACCGTGGACGAGTGGCTTTCTGGTGACATTCGTGAAGATGTTATCGGCGCTATAGAACAGAGCTGCACTAAGAGTCAGGGCGGCGAAGGAATTGAGGATAACTATCTGATTATCGCCACTAGTTCTGAGGGTACTGTTCGTAACGGTCCAGGAGACACGATCAAGATGGAGCTGATGGACATACTCAAAGGCGAGTATCAAAATCCGCATGTTTCTATCTGGTACTACAAGCTCGATAGCATCGAGGAAGTTGGCCATCCGGAACTATGGATCAAAGCAAACCCCAATCTTGGCAAAACGGTTAGCTATGAGACATACCAACTTGATGTTGAGAGAGCTGAAAAGGCTCCTGCTACAAGGAACGATATTTTAGCCAAGCGTTTTAACATCCCAATGGAGGGCTATACGTATTACTTTACGTACGAAGAGACGCTTCCTCATACACCAAAAGAATATTGGGGTATGTCGTGCGCTCTTGGAGCCGATTTGTCACAAGGCGACGACTTTTGTTCCTTTACTTTTCTGTTTCCTTTGTCGAACGGAAGTTATGGCGTAAAGACAAGGAACTATATTTCTTCGGTCACATTCGTAAAGCTTCCATTGGCTATGCACCATAAGTATGAGCAATTCATGGCAGAAGGCAGTTTAGTTGTTCTTGAAGGAACAGTTCTTGATATGATGCAGGTCTACGAGGACCTGGACGCCTTTATCGAGAAATGCGATTACGATGTTCGGTGCTTTGGATACGATCCTTATAATGCCAAGGAATTTGTCGAACGCTGGGCGACTGAGAACGGTCCGTTTGGAATCGAGAAAGTCATTCAGGGCGTTAAGACCGAGTCTGTTCCTCTTGGCGAGTTGAAGAAACTTGCTGAGGAGCGACTTCTTTTGTTTGACGAACAGCTTATGTCCTTCGCCATGGGCAACTGTGTTGTCATGGAGGATACTAACGGCAACCGTAAGCTGTTTAAGAAGCGCCACGAGCAGAAGATTGATGCTGTCGCAGCGCTAATGGACGCCTGGGTGGCGTATAAATTGAATAAAGAGAGCTTTGATTAATATGGAATACGAACTCTATCACCATGGAATCCTCGGAATGAAGTGGGGAATCCGTAGATACCAGAATCCGGATGGATCTCTAACTCCGGCTGGTCGTCGGAGGTTAGAGCGTAAAGACATAAAGTGGGCTAAGAAGAACTACAACAAGATCGAGAAGAAAGTCTACAGCGAATCCAAGCAGGAGTTGTACGACTACAAGCGCAAAGAGCTTGACCCGGTGTTTGGTAAAAACTATAGCCGTAGTTTCTTCAATGCCTGGAATAAAAAGATGGCCGAGGTCATGACTAAGAATGCGGCTGACATTAAAGCTCCTTCCGGCAGGTCGGTAAAGTTCGTAGCAAAACGTGCCGAGTATGGCGTCATGATGGCTCTCGCCGATGAAGGTTACGATATTAGCCAGCTGAAAAATGGCGTCTGGTCATCTGGAAGAATAGCTTATAAAAAGAAGACGGTTGATATCAACCGGTAATTAAGTTTTTAAGGAGGCCATATGGCAATACCTATCAGGGATAGGCTAAGAAAAGCCTTGAACGTCTTCCGAGAAAAAGAGGAAGAAGCCTCCAATTACTGGGTCAATGATGTAGGGCCTACATATTTTTATAGGCCAGACAGAAATAGACTCAAATACAGACACGAACGAACCATTATTAATTCAATTCTAAACCGTATCTCTTTGGATGCGGGTTCTATCGATATTAAACACGTTGAACTAGATGAAGATGGTCGATACCTTAAAGATGTCGACTCTGGTTTGAACTACTGTCTTAATGTCGAAGCTAATGTGGATCAGGCTGGCAGAGCATTTCGGAACGATATTTTTCTTACGCTTCTTGACAAAGGCGCAATCGCTATCGTTCCTACTTACACAGGCCAGACTAATCCTTATGACATCTATGAAATGCGAGTCGGCGAGATTATCGAATGGATGCCGCAGCATGTTAGGGTAAGGTTATACGACGATCGCGACGGCCAGAAGAAAGAAATAGTCCTGGCGAAGCGGAGCGTTGCTATAGTCGAAAATCCTTTCTACGCTACGATGAACGACGAGAACTCTACGATGCAGCGTTTGATTAGAAAACTGAATCTGCTTGACGTAATCGATGAGCAGAGTGGTTCGGGGAAACTGGACTTGATTATTCAGTTACCCTACGTTGTCAAGAGTGAGAAGAGGCAAAAAGAAGCTGAAAACAGGAGAGACGGTATCGCTGCTCAGCTTAAGGATTCGCAATATGGAATCGCTTA